AATCAGAGGCAAGCGCCGCAGGCTGCACATACACCTCCCGGCCATTCTTGACCTTTGTGTACTTCCGGCGGTTGGTCGTCAAGGTAAACTTACCGTCGTACCAGTAGGGATCCAGCACGATCAGGTTACCGCTCTTGTCCAGTCCGCCCACATACACATAGTGGCCGCCGTTGGAGAACAGCTGTTTGCCGCCACCACTGACGCACACTATAGCTTTGCCACCGGCTTTCAGGTGGTTCTTCAGGTCAGCAACGGTCTTTGCCCGCTTGCTTACGATGGAGTAATGCTTCTCCAGGTACACTGCCACCGTGTCCATATCGGTGCCATCTGCGGACCGTGCGCCCATCAGTAGGCACTTCTGTGTCCAGGCTGCCGTATCCAAGCCGGTAAAGCCGAAGTTATGGAGCACCATAAGGCTTGCGCATACCCCGCAGCCGCTGGTGTAAATGCAGCCGGAGGTTCCATACTTGTACGGATGGGGCTTACTTGGATAGCGAATGCTTTTACATTTTTCGGTTGTCTGCCGGCAGTAATACAGCTTACTCATGGTGTACAGCCTCGCTCTCTGCTGTCTCCGTCCGTTCCAGCGCCAGCGTCTCATCTGCTTTCAAAGCAGCTTTTGTAAAGCTGTTGTTCTTCCACCATGCGGCCAGGGAAGCCACCACGGCTACCACTGTTGACACAGTGGTGTAGACTTCATCATCGCTGAACGGAAGCGGGTTCTTGCCAAAGGCATTCAAGAGTACATTCAGCAGCGATACCGCCAGCACAGCGGTTCTCGCAATGGTTCCTGCGTTTACTTTCATAGTTAATCCTCCTTTTGTGGCTCCTCCGGGAGCGCAATAATCTCATTATAAAATCTGGTCATCATACCATTGCCGCCCAGGGCGTGGTATGCGTCATACACCTTGACCATGGCTTCCTTGGCGTACAGGGGGCAGTAGCCCCGCTCTGTGTGCTTGTCGTGCTGCCGTATGATCTCGGCGCGCAAAATGGACTGCAAGCCGTTTTCGATGGCTATGTACCGGGCTGTGGTGACTTCGTCAATTGCTTTTTTGCTCTTTTTTCTTGCAATCAATGAAGCAATCACAGCGGACACGGCGCTGCCCACCACCGTTGACACGGCAGCGGTCAGGGCGGCCGTGACGAATGCGCTATACATCGGTCTCACCCCCTTGCAGGGCGTTGATCTCTGCCCGGTATGCTGCCCGCTGCTTGCGGATCGGCGCATATTCATCCTCAGACAAAGCGCCGTCCGTGTACTTCAGACAGAGGTAATCCGTCTCCGCCAACTCGGACTTTAAAAACGCAATGCGGCTTTCTGTTTCAATGCTCATTTTGCCACCCCCAGTATTTCAACTTGTGTGCCGCTGCCAATCGTCTTGCCGTTCGTTGGAAACGACAGGGCTTTGATCGCACCATGGTTTTCCACATCTCTCATAATGTTGAAGGTGATCCCGCTTGCGTTCCATATTGCGTTCCCTGCCAGGACATTGGTCGCGTTGAAGTTACTGGATATGTTCGTCTTATTCGTTTGCACGCGCACCATGTTGCCGGTGATATCAACTTCCGCCACCGCAAGAGAGCCTTTCGCCGCGTCCGTCTCATACCGGAACACATTCGGCAGGAAGCACTTGGAGGTGTAGGAATTCAGATACACAGTGGTATCACCGGCCGCTGAATTAGAAGCACTGCCCGCCACCGCCATGCGCAGTCTGATCTTGCGGCAGGGATTGGCAAGGTCCCACTGCTGGTTGGCCGTGGTGTCTTCATCGAATGTTTTTGTGAACACGATCTCCCAGGTTTCAACACCAGATGCGCCGGGTTCACCGGGATCCCCCTTATCTCCCTTGTCGCCTTTGGCACCATCATTACCGTTCACGCCGTCTTTGCCTGCGGCACCTGTATCGCCCTTGGGGCCTACGACCTCACCCAGAAGTACAGTCGTACCGTCTGTGTAAGTGATCTGTAGCTCTCCGGCTTCTGTGATTTGTGCATCGGTGATACCAATGCCATCCGCACCGGCAGGTCCTTGTGCACCGGTGTCGCCCTTTACGCCCTTTGCACCACGCGGTCCCTTAACATTACCCAAGTTATCCTCTTCGCCGTCAGAATACTCCAGTTGCAGCTCTCCATTGTCATTCACCCACGCGGTATTGATACCGCGACCGTCCGTACCATCTTTACCGGGCGCACCATCTGCGCCTGGCGCTCCGTCTTTGCCGTCCGTGCCAGGAACACCCTGTGGGCCCACTGCACCATCTTTTCCCGGTTCGCCCTGCGGTCCTCGCTCTCCATCTTTACCAGAAGCGCCCTGGGGACCCGTGTCACCCTTTGGGCCTTTAATGTTCACCGGTTCCGGGTTGTCCTTCCCGCCGTCATTGGTCCAGCTGATCTCGCCCGCTACGGACACGCTGGGCGTATAAGTGGTGCCATTCACACCCTTACCAATATCCTTGAGCAGTGCCTGCACCTTGGCGTAATAAGACTCCAACTCCGTTGGATCCGGTGCGTCCGTCTCCACAGCTGCCGGGTCATAAGAACCAGGGCGCACATAAAACACGCACGGCTCCGGGCTTATACGCTGCACCAACTGCTCGCCATCCACGGCATAGCCGTAAACGCCCAGGTGGCACATTCCCTCTTGCAGCGGCGGGGCGAAACACTGTCCATCCACCACAGTGGCAAACTGGCCATTCATGCACACCCGCACGACCAGATCGGCGTATGCCGGATCCAGCTCTACCACACAGCGGATCTGATTGACATTCTCAGCTGTCACCGGGTCTTTGTTTTGTAAGATCACCGCCTGCTGGGTGACCTTAATATTTAATGTCTGCATAAAATCCTCCTTTTTGACATAAAAAAACAGCGTGCCTAAGCCGCCGTTTGCAGTTGACTGCAATTTGTATTTTACATGGGAATCACCTCCTGTTTTCTTGCAATCTGCGGGGAAGTGTGGTATGGTGGGGAGTGAAAGGAGAGATGAAGATGAAGTCTAAGGCCAAGGTGCGGATCCTTGTTGTGACCGTTGTAGTGGCGGTGGGGGTCGGTATCGGTGTGTGGGTGCACTATGATCGAGTGCATGATCAGGAGACAGCCAGTCTGGTAGATCACGCTGTATCCAGTGCACTGGCTGGTGTTACTACACAGCCCACAGAGACTACTACAGAACCAGCAGCCACAGAGGCGACCGCAACCACAACAACTACAAAGCCCACAACCACTAAGAAGAAAAAGAAGAAGCATACTACCACGCAACCGCAGGTTGTGTATTATACCTCCCAAGGAAGAGATGTTACAGTACAGCACACAGAGTCAACGACCAAGCAACCCACACCAAAAGTACCAAAAGCACAACAAAATTCAGTGCCATTAGACGCAATTGGTGAAATTATTCATTCAGATGGCGGAGATTACTGGGCGACAGCGACACACCGGGCTGATAGGCACGAAACCATATATGTGGATAAGGCCGGTAGGCATTTCTATTTTGAGCACGGCGATGATTCGACACCAAGAATTTATATTGATTAACAACCTTTAAGCGGCTGTTCCAGTGCGGAGCAGCCGCTTTGCTGTTTATTGCAATTTTGCTTTCAGCGCGTCCACCTCGGCCTGCAAAGCGTCCAGTTGCTTCTTTTGATCTTGGATCAACTTAAGCATTGCCGGTATCATGATACGATCTTGCCAGCTTTCCGGCCGTCCATCTTCATCATAAATCACTGCATTAGGATAGTGCTGGGCCAAATCCTCTGCCACCAAGCCGATTTGTGTGCCACCGACCAGCTCTTTGTCCCGACACTCCGGTTTGTAATTGTACTGGCTTACCTGCACATCATACAGCCCAATAGGATCCAGAGACGGATCTTCCAACGGCTTAACGTTTTCCTTGTACCGTGCGGAAGAACTGGCAGTTGTAATAACACCGCTGGTGTTGACCACTAAGGGAACCGTTCCGCTGACCGCTTTGAAATTGAGCTTCACATCTCCACGCGCTACTACATTGCCATTAACAGTCGTATTACTGTTAAGATAAATACTGCTTCCAAATAAATACAACCGATTGTCCCCGCCATTTGCACTTAATACAAATCCACCAGCAGATTCGATCGTATCTCGTACAGCTTCTGATCCATCAAGGGTCCAATTTAATGAACACAGTTTGAAGCGCGTCGCGGTTCTGTTTTGGATCTCTACTCCACCACCATTATGGCGAAGATATATCGTTCCACCTTCCAAATATGTTTTCAATTTTTTGTCGTATTGACCATAACCAACAACTAACGAACTACCACCAGAAGCTGCATTGATGATTTCGCAACCAGAAAAGTCATAAATTTTCTTGTGGAAAGTAACATCCGTATCAAATGTTGTCTGACCAGCAACATTCAATGAACCGTTGCACCACATATTACCAGCCATTGTTACACCCCATACGCCTGTGTAAGAGCCGTCCGAATTCTTTTTTTGCACAGATAGAACCCAGTCACTGTTCTTTGACGGCTTTTGGAAATATGCGCGATTATTTCCCACATCGCAATACAAAGCGTCTTCGTCTATGTTCCATCCAGCGATCGTGCCTTTATCCGCAAGGATCTCAATACCGGAGAGTCTACCGGCTGAAATGTCCGTAGCATTAAGGTAATACTGGTTGGTTTTTTTGTTGTAGTACACCGCAAAGTCCTTAAAGGGGCCTTGCAGTCCGGTGGTAGAAACAGCCATGCCGTTCTTATTCAGCAGCAGGCAGCGGCCTTTGGTCTTGCCCTCCGCTGCCGGGTACTCTCCGATATAAAGCGCGTCTGACACACCATCGCCGTCCCGGTCGATCAAAGCAGCGTAACCGCCCACTGCGTTCGTGATAGAATCCGTGGCGTCCTGAATGCGCTGCGCCAACGGCGCTGTGACCTGCTGCATAGCCTTAGAGATCATGCGGGAAAGAATGCTTCCGGCAGAGCTGCTCTCCTGTTCTGAACGGGCATGGGCGGCCACATCCATAGTGACGGAGCCATCATAATCATACTCCACACCCATCAAGGGGATATGGTGATCGCCGGTATCGTCCCGGTAAGTGATCACATCAAAACTATCCAACGCCGGATTGGCCGTGAGCAATGTCATACTTCCCGGTCGGTACTGTATGCCCAGGTCAAATACAGTCTCGCCCTGGTCTCCATCGTCTATGTAGATCATATCAGACACAGCGTTGAATACTTTTTCCGCTTGGGCCTGGGTGGTGATCAGTGGGTTATCGAAATACAGCACCTCGCTGTTGACCGACAGACTATCTGGTGCAAGAATGTTCTTATTCCCATTGTTGCAACTGATCCCCAGGTAGGTTTTGTCCGTCTCTGCCAGTGAAACCTCTGTGACCGTGTCATCTGTCACCGCGTATTCTGCCGTACCATCATATACCTGGGCGAAAGTATCTACTCGCAACTTGCCTTCTCGATCAAAGACGGCAGCACAGCCGCAGAACCCGGCCACATAACCGATGGCATCATTCACATTATAAGCAGTGACCTGCTGCTTGCCATCATCATCTGTTTCCGTACCGCAGAGCAAAGAAACATCTACCGTGCCAAAGCCGGAGACCTTGCTCTCCACGCCGGCAGCCACCTCAAAGTTACCCTGGCGTGCCAGGTCTTTTAAGATTGCCAAAGGGGTCTGCTGACCGCTGATGGCGGCAGAATACGGCATAGAAAGATCATACATGTGGTCGTACATTTCCAAAGTGGTACATTCGCCGGACCGAGTGACCTTTTCCGGATAAAACACGCCCATTGGCACCCACTCCACTGCACC